ATCTTTTGCTGGCTTATAGTATTGAGTGTAAGTCCAATTCTTTGAAGGGTTGCAGGTCATTAGCATCTTTGGTATTAGACCGTTTTCATCTAACTTGTATCTCAGTCTTGATCCTACTATATTCTTAGCCTTTTCAGTTATTTGATTCGCTTCATCTATGAATGCTCCTGTTATTTCTAAAGAACCTAAGCTATCAAAGTTCCTGTCTGAAGGATATAAGAACAAGTCTTTAAGTATTATCTCTGAGCCATTGTAAAAGGTTATCACATTACTTGAGCCGTTGAAAGTATAGTCATCACCACTCTTTAAGTTCCAAGCCTGACATACTTCAAAGAATGTGTTTAGTGTAGTCTTTTTTAAAGCATCTAATTTAGAACGCCCCATTAAGTATCTAGTCTTTGGATATTGAAGGCACATAGTAATTAGGTAGCTTACTCCAACCCAAGACTTGCCACCACCTGCTGCTCCTCCAAACAAAACCTCTTTAGTTGTAGTATCAAATAGATACTTTAAGCATTCCTTTTGTGTTCTTGTAAATTCAGGATTAATCTCCAAGATTGATATTGATTTTTATTTTCTCATCACCTGAAGTTAAGTCTACTTTGTTTGTTTCATTCCAACCAAGTCTAGTCTTAGCAGCGTGTATTACAACTGAAGGCACTTTGTCTTTTACACATTCATAATACTTTGACTTAATAAAGTCGTTCTCAATGTTTTGCACTTCTGATACTGCCTTAGCAAATTCTTCATCTTCTTGTAACCACTTATAGAAGTTTGTTCTTGATAAGTCAGTAGACTTTAATGCAGTTGTTATTACTCCTAGACTTGACTCTAGTGCTTTAAGCATTCTCTCTTTGTTGATTTGTGTTCTATTTTGTTCCATTAGTTCTTATGTTTTTCATTTAATATCTTAGGTACTGCATTGTTCCAGCTTACTCTATGGTGCAATCTTTTATTTACATATCCTAGCTCTGAAACACTTACAGATGAAGGGTTATACATAACTGAAAAGAAAGACTTTATATAAGTTCCATATTCTAAATACAAATCTGTTAATCCTCCTGCTTCTTTTGTTGTTTGCTTTTGATATATAGATATATTAGGAACTGTTAAAAACAAATCACCTTTGCTTCCTAGATTTACATAGGTAGTTACATCTTCATTCATTCTACCTACAAATTTAAATGGTCTATCTGTACTACATAAAAAAGTATTCATAGCTTTTCTTTTCATTTTTAGTTGTTTAGCTAAAGCACTATTTTTACCACCCATAAAATCCCCACTTTGTGCAAAGGCAATAGTCTTAGCGTTTATACTTTGATAATATTCTAGCAAGTATTCAAATACTTTATCTAAACTTTTAACAACCCATCCCCCATACATTAATTTTTCATCATGCCTATATTCAAACCCTGTATAATCATCACACATAATAAAGAAATATTTAATATCTCTTTCCTTTGCTAAGTCAAAGATTGTATTAGCTGAAAATAGTGTGCTTCTTAAATCTCCTGTATTATCTCCAGCATCCATTTTTGTTGCTGCTTTCTTCTTATCAAATACAATAAGCTCGTCTCCATACTTTTCTTTATAGTCATCAACTGTCTTATCTAAGTCATCTGCTACTAAATATATCTTGCCTGTATATCCTGCTTTTCTCAAAGTATCATAAGTCCACATCTTATTAGGTCTACCATGTACCATAATAAATACTGCAAAATTATCTTTCATTTACTATATTTCTAATGTTTTCTGTAAACTTCACATACCCATTCTCTAATGCTTTATTGAAGTCAATTAAAACTAAAGCTGAATCTTCCATAAGCTCTTGAACTTCTTTGCTTGAATGTGCATAGAAGTCTGCTATCTTACTGTAATCAAATACTGTATGCCTATAAGCTCCATATATTAAAAATGCTTGTTCCATATTACTTAGTCTTAAAGGTTTTATTTTATCTATCAGCTCTTCTACCTTATCTGTATTAAATAATTCTTGAGCTTTAGGTTTTTCATTTTTAGGCTCATAAGTTGGAGCTTTAATATCTCTAATAAAATTATCTTCTTCAACTATTGCATCATCTTGATTTTCCCACACATCTAATCCATACTCATTAAGCAGAACACTATCCCAGTCATTCGCTAAAATATCCCACTCCCATTCTCCTGAGCTAACATTATCCTTTATTATTATTGCATCACAATATTCTAGGTAGGTTTTTGTTTCTCTTTCTTCTTCTATTGCAATCTTATTCATATCATCACAATCAGCTTGAGTAAACATATCAGTCCATATTTCCTTTTTACCTAAATCTATTGAAGCCTTTAATCTCATATTCCCACCAAGCACCATCATATTCTCATCAACAATAACAGGTCTTAACTTCATATATCCTGGCATTGTTCTTATGCTATTTTTTAATATCTTAAATTTATCATTCTTAATGATTCGAGGATTGTTAGGGTTTCCTTTGACCTTACTGATTTTAACTTGTTGCTTCATAGTATATAATAGAATTTAATTGATTTTATTTAGTAGTCCTCATTAATTCCCCTGTTGCCTACTAGCTTTTCTTTAGCTCCCGCCCAAAGTTTATCACCTTTCTTGCTTAGGCTTTCTTCAGTTCGTATTTGACTAGGCATTCCTTCAAGAGGCTCTGAGTCCATATACTTTCCACACTTACAAAGAGCTTCTTTGGTTTCCCATTCGCCGTCTACGTGAACTATGGTAGCTACTGAAAGTTCTTTAGTGTTTCCGCACTTACATTTATATTCTGTCATTTCCTTACTCCTGTAGGTGATAATGCGCCTGTCCTAGTTTTAGAAGTTAGCACGTCTAGTTCAAAGTGTAAATGGTGTATAGCTTTCCTAATATCTTCAAGCCCTCCATCCTCATGTTTCTTTTTTGAGCGGAGCAAGTAGGTAACAGCCGTTCCGATATTATAACTTAGGTCAAAATTAGATACGACATCTTTTGCCATATATCCGTTTTTACCTTTATAGTATTCAGGTATTGTTTCATCTTTCATAGTTTCATAATAGTTAGTTGGTATTGGCATCTTCTAATAGTTTAAGTAATTGAGAGCTTGTATATATTCTATCTTTCTGTTTGTACTCATTGAATAGGCAAGTAAAGTTATCCTTTTCCCAAGTCCATAAAGAATGTACTTTGTTTTTAATGTGTTCTTTTAAAACCCATTTAATTGTTTTATAGTTTCTTTTCTCTATCATAGCTTCTTTTATTTAATTTAGTTCTACTGTCTTTTATAAATTTAATTGGTTGCCCAAAACCAAACATCATTTTAAAAGTTCCCATTGTTTCAGGGCAATACATTTTTACTTTTTTACTCATTGTATTTATTATATAGTTTTCTTATACCATCAAAGCAAGTTGATATACAAGAGCCACAATTAGTTCCTGTTCCATAGTTGGTATTATAGATTACATTGTACAGAGTAATCATCTTCTTTTTAGCTTCGTGATTCTTTGCCCTTCCTGTTTTTAAGTCTCTCCAAATATCTAGTATTTCATCTATCAAATGCTGAGGCAAGTCATCAGGTTCTTTTATTATTTCTGAAGTCTTACCCCAATACTTCTGCGGACACTCTTGATTTCCAATCCGTGCCTTCAATTTCATAAAACAGAGACATCTTTTACATTGCCCTAAAGTCTTTGAATAGTAAACACATTCCTTGCAGATAGCTATTCTATCTTCATATATCTCATCAGGCACAAAAAACTTATTCATTTAGTATAGATTTTAATAATGTTCTCACTTTGTCTATTGTTGTAAAAAGACTGTTTCTACTTATGCCTGTTTTCTTTGCGAGTGAGTCTAGGGTGTTGGACTCATAGTAATAAAGCTCGAACACCTTCTTATCGTACCAGTATAGGTCATTCAACGCTAAGTCGATTTTATCTAGCTTTTCAAACTCCAAATTCTTAACAGAAGGTTCTTCAGCAATATTATACAAATGCTTTGTGGGTATTACTTCACCTGATTCAATTACATCATAAGTTACATTACTTGTAAAAGTATCAATGTGTGTGTAGTATTTTTTATACTGATAATAAAAAGGACTTCTTGTGCTTGTTAAAGCCCTTCTTAAAACTACTGCACCATATCTTGTAATTCCCTCTAAGTCATCTTTGTCATAAATTTTCTTTACCAGTTCTGGTCTTTCTAAAAAATAAATAAATAGTTCTTGCACCGCATTATCAATATCTGTTTTATTCTTTGTAAGTCCATAACACATTACCCTAAATTTATCACTTAGCTTTGATATTTCAAGATAAATCTTATTCACTTGTTTCTTTTAGGTTGTCTATTTTATCCACTACATCCCCAACCATTTCATTTAAAACTGTTTTGTAAGCTCGTATTACTGCTCTGTTGCTGTTAGTTTCAAGTCCTGCAAAAAACCCATTAGTCATAACTGAGGTGTTAATTGGAATAATCATAAGCCAGTCATACCAATTATCTTCCTTAACTCCAGAGCCATAGTTGTTGTGGTATTCCACGATAGTTTCTAATACGCTAAGGTAGTTTTTGTATCTGGTTTTGGAGCTGACCTCTTTTGCAAACTCCTGGCACATCATAACATAGGTTTCAATTATCGTTCTATGTTCTTCACTCGCATAGATTGGCTTTGTCATTTGCCAAATTTAAGAAAACTTTTATTCTATTCTTTTATCTTTTTTTAATTTATCAACAAGGTCTTTGTAATAACTTATCTTTTCTTCATACTCTATACGGCTAACCTTCATAATTGTTCTAGCTAAGAACTCCAATTCTTCAGCAACCCCTTCACCATACTTTCCATCTAAAGCTAACCCGAATTTAAACTGCTCGCCCTGCTCATACATATTACATTTTACGCATTGGACTTGGCAATTTTTTTCATTCCATCTCGTGGAGTGGTGTCTCCTCGACTGGAAGTGCCCGTTCTGCATGCCTGATTTATAATGACTTATCCTGCTACACGTGAAACATTGAACTGAGCCTTCAGAAGTTGCATCTCTAAGCCGTATAAACAAAGAAAAAATAGTGTCTAGTTCTTTTTTTAATTTGCTAATTGTTTTTACCATAACTCTTTCTGTAAATGTCTCTCTAAAGGTGCGAGATAATTATATTTTGATATTGTAGTGTTTCTTCCAAATCTAGTTTTCTTTTTTAAAGGAATGCTATCTATTTCATAGCCATTTTTTCTATGATTAAAAATAATAGCAGCTAACCTTGTAACCCCATATTCTTTTATGGCTTCATAAGATGTAATATGTCCATACTTTTTTAGATGCCAAAGGATTGCATCTGCACCTGTTTTTACTTCATTTGATTTAATTGTAATTGTTTTCATTTTAATAGTTTTCTTTGTTCGTTAATAATTCCCCTTATCTCTTTATTTATAGCATGATAAGAACCTTCTTGCATTTTTGCTTCCCCATCCCAGATTAATTGTTTCATAGTATAAAGCCACCTACTCATAGTTTGGATGTTTATATGAAAGACCTCAGTATTTGTTATTCCATTATAAAAAGAACTTTCAACTGTTTCCCAAGTAAAAGTTTTGTATCTTTTTTCTAGCAGCTCAGCTAATAAAAAACTCATTGATTCTAGGGTTTCTTCACCAGGCGTTTGCCCTAATGATGTATAGGTCTTAGTCAATAATACTACACACAATCTATATAGTTCTAATTTGTCTAAGTCTTTAATCATTTCCATTTAGTTTACGTAATACATTCTTCATAGTGTTTGTATTCTTAGTTAATTTGTTTTTATTAATCTTAGTAGGTACATCCCATTGCTTTTGTCTAGCTGCCCAATTTTTTAATCTTAGATTTGTTGCCCAAGTTTGATTAAGTTCAAATTTCATCTTAGTCTTAGATTTATTAGGTTCCGTCCAATAATCAATAAATCCTTCTAAAATCTTTTTATCATAATCAAAAGCCATAACTTCTAAAACAAAAGAGTCACGCCTATTAGAGATAGTATTATTAGTTATTATTATTTCTTTATTCTTATTAATAGTTTTCCCTTTTTTAAAAACTTGTTTATCACTTTCTTTAAAACTAGTATTGAAATAACTTAATAACTTGTTTTCAATTATTTTAAAATGCTTTTTAG